AATTATAAAATTTTATACGTTATTTACAGAAATAAAAAAAGAGGGTAGCCATTTCTGACTACCCTAATTTTTACAAAAAAATTTTCACAAGTTTTTTCTTATTTTCCTTTATGGTTTCATCGCTTTCCTCGAACACTCCGAACCTGTCAAATCCGACAGTTATCATTAAAGCGATGAAGTTTGTGCCTATCAGGAGTATTAAATCTTCCGTCTTCGACCTTTCTTCTATGGAGTCAAATATTTCTTTGTTGCTTTCGTTCTTCAGCTTGCTCCGTAGCAGGTTTAAATTCTGTCTTCTTTGGTATCCTCTTAATTCCAATGTAATTGCTGAATTTAAAAATATCAGCGCAAACATTACAATCGCGAACTTCCTACTTCTGTGATACATCTTCATCTTTATCATCTCTCTTCTTTACAAATCCGAGCTTTTCCAGCAGAAGTTCCAAAAACCCTTTGCTGATTCCGTATCTTTTCTGGTTTACTGTTTCTAGTAGAGCTTCCCCGAAAAACCCCAGCACAGGACTCCAGGGGTACAGAAAACCCGCATTGAAATGCCCTACAACCTTATTAAGGGATAGTGCGATAGCCATTGTCATTCCAGCAACAGCTATTCTTTTTATATATGGTTTTACAGGTTGATTATCGATCATTTTTTGTGCTACTACTCCAAATAATACCCCACTGAAAAACAATATCAGGAAAAGTCCGTGATTGTCTATTATTACTTTTAAATCCTCTATCATTGGTTATGCTCCTATAGTATATTTTTGTTTCCTGCTTTTTCTACATCGAAAATTTGCTGTAATATAACTTTTAAATCAAACGTCTTTCTCGCTTCCTTTAAGACTTCTGATAGTACTTCTTCTCCAACTTCTTCAGCAAAATTAGGAATCCATTTTCTGTCAATTGTTTTTTCTTTTTCCAACAACTCTTCCAATTTATCCCAAAAACCTTCGTAGACTTGATTAAATTTTTCTGCTCCAGCTTTTCCTTTTGCAACTATCTCTGTTTTGTAAATTAAAGTCTTTCCTAATTCTAAAATTTTACCTGTTAAATATATTTTTGCTGCTAATTTATCCATTTTTATCATCTCCTAAAAAATTATTTTCTTGTTTTCCCATTTCTTGTACGCATCTAAGTACATCTCATCTTTATCTCCGTTGTATGTAAGTTCATAATACATTCCATCTGAAATAGTTGTACTCAATAGCGCTTTTGCATTCTGTAATGTTTTACAGTACCATACCACAAATACATCTTCCTTTTTTAATTCAAATTTATCTGTTTTATCGCTTCTGCTATTAAAATATTTTGTCACTTCTTCTTTGCAAATATCTTGAAATTTATTAAAATCCATTGTTTTTCCTCCTAAAATTTATAAAATCAATTTTAAGCCATCTAGCAAGCCTTACAATCAATTTTAGACTGCTAGCCAACCATTTATACCAAAATTATTTTTAACGTTCAAATATAGCTTGTATCCAAGCCATTTTTAATTATTCTTCCAATAATTCTTTACTGCTTCCACATAATATTTTGCAAGTTCTTTTTTTGTTGCTTCTAACACTTTCATGTCTTCTGAATTTGTTATGAAACCACTTTCAACTATAACACAAGGCGTTGAAGTTTTTCTCAAAAGAGTTGCACCCCTATCCGAATAATCGCGTGGCAAGATTTTTCTATCTTTCAAATGTGTTGCTTCGACATTAGCCCTTTGCATGTGTTCTGCCAATTCCTTACTTTTCTTTGAGCTATGCCAATATAACATTTCAACACCTGTTGCTGTTTTATCTGCAGCATTAAGATGAAAAGATAATGTTATGTCGCCTTTACTCGCCAAGTTATTAATCTTATCTGGCAACTTAGAATAATAATCCTGATACACTACAACACAATCTATACCTTGTTCTTTGCACTCGGGTACAATATAGTTATTTACAAAATCCTTATTCCAAGCGTGTTCCTCAAATCCATTTCCGCAAGCCCCTGGATCTTTTTTTACTCCGCCATGTCCTACATTCAGTATTACTTTCACTTATACCATCTCCTTTAAATATTTTTCTTTTCTGTCAACACGATTCAACCACCCAGTCAAAAAATCTTTCTGAGTTGGATTATATTCGACTATAGAATGATAAAATTTTCTCTGTATGTCGTGATATTCTTTCAAAAATTCTTCTGACTTTCCTTGTTCTTCTACTTCATTCAAGGCTTTTATAGTCTTGCTTCCAAAAATACCGTCCACAACTAAATCATAACCAAAATATTTGTTTAACGTTACCTGTGCCTTTTTAGTTGCCCATTTTCCTGAGTTAAAACTCCAGTCGCATATTGACAATGCAACCTTTTCATTTTTTACTTCATTCAAACGATTTTTCAGGTAATAGTCTTTTTCCAATATTTTTTTGGCAAACTCTTTCGTTAAATCTTTCATAGAGCCACGATAACCATTCTTTCTTGCTTCCTCTTTTGTAATTCCCCAAGTTGTTTCTCCGCCCTTATCATTCTTGTCGTTGGTATAACCACCCTCGACAGCCAACATAAAGTTGAAAATCTTTTCAAATCTGTCCATATTAGATCACTTCCTTTTCTTTAATTAGTTCCATATCTCTTAGAAATTTGTATAATTTGACTGGACTAAACTGATAGCCAATCCTATCCTTTAGCGATTTCAGTTTATATGTCAATGTAAACTGTAAAGCGTAATCGATTGCGTTTAAGCAAAATTCGCTACAGAAATACCTGTTATCGTCCTGCACCTTTCCAGCATAGAAGAATTGCCCTAAAATTCCCAAATAGTCATACCCTTTGCCTTGTGCTGTCTTAAAAAAATCAATCACATCTTTAGGATCAATATTTTTATCAAGCTCATAAATTTCCATATTTTTTTGATATTCAAATTTCCTTGTCCTAACCCCTCCAGGATTAGATAGAAATACTTGATTATTGTAAATAAATTCACAATGAGAGTATTTTCCAAGTGTCCACAATGCTATCAAATGCCCTATTAATCTCTTGGGCTTATGAAAACAAATATACAGTTTATCTTTTTCGAGTTTCATAAAATACCTCCTTACATATTTTTGTGTGCTTTTTCATATCTATCTTTGGCATCGTATTCTTTTAACTCATCATCAGTTAAATTCTCTAAATTATGCGTCAATAGAGTTTCGGTTGCCATAGCTTTAGTTGTATGTTCCTGCATTATATTCGCCATTTTCATCATGTCCTGCAACGTCAGATTCACGTACTTCTCACTGCCGTCTTTTGTGTAAAATTTCCAGTTTTCAAATTCTGTCTTTTTCGTTGCCTGACACATGACAACAATCCTTGTCAGATTTGACTGGTCTATACTTCTATTATTCTGCAAGTATTTCACGCCACCTACTTCAAATTCAAATGGGGCAACATCGTATTCAAGTCTTAGATCATAGAGTTCTTTTTTGATTTCATCTATCCTGAAATCTTTATTGAATACAATTTTACCGTCCTTTATTATTTCATAGTTCTGTAACTCAATAAGTTTCCCACCAACAAAATATTGATTTGGATTTATCCCTGTATCTTCGCTTTCGATTTCTTCAATCACATCTCCAACTCCTGTCGGGGCTAAAAAGCTGGCATCTTTACTTTTACTTGATACCTGTAAAGTTTCTTTATTGTACATCACTTTTAATGTGTCTTTTTGAAACTTCTTCAGTTCCTCATACCAGTCCTTGTTATCTTTATCGTAAATGGCTATGTATTCCATTCCGTTTTCAAGTTTTTTTATTTCTGTTTTAGCTACTTCAAATTTCATAACTTCCTCCTACTACTACTATTATTATACGTGTGGCGTATTGAACCATGTTCCGTTTCCATACTGGAACTGTAGCGCCCTCATTTGAACAGTGTGAATTTGTCCAAGCTGTCCTGTCGGAGCATTCCCAATTAACCCTGTAACAACATATCCTGCTCTTTCTCTTGCTTCCAAGCTCCCTGGTGAGCCTTGGTAATATCCAGCAAGCCTCATTGTAAGAATCCGGTTCATTTGGGCATCGTGTCCTTTATTCCAAGCATCTTGGGCTAGATTTCTGATATTATTTCTATCAGAATCCATATTGTTCATACGATTATCTCTTGCAACCATGTCATGGTTGTCCATTGCTTCACACCATCCACCTCCAGCACGGTTTGGGGCTTTGTAGTACAATCTTCCACCATTTAAATGAATCGCCCCCATGTAAGCACCATTGGCGTTATACATTGTTAGGACATTTGGTGTCCACAAATCCGAAGCATTGGCTCTTATTATATAGTCAGTACTATTTGTGTTCCTGTAACCTTTGTCCCAACGCATATATGGGGACAGGTCAGGTTTGGGAGCATGTATATTTATCATATTCTTAATACTGCTAAGTGTTATTATACCCGCTTTGTTTTCTTCAGCGGTATCTTTATATTTGACATAGCCTTTATCAATTTCGTTTTTTAACAGATTCAGCATTTCTGCAGTTGCTAATGCTTCGGTATTAACGGATAAAGATACATTTTCAGTATTACTTATATTAAAGAGAAACTCCACTGTCACTGTACTTAAATTAATCCCATTAGTTGCAGGCATAAAGTCAGCTTTATCTGCAACAGTAATGGCAAAAAGGATTTCGGTTCCTGCGGCATCTCTTGCATAAATCCCTAAAGATTCCATACTGTATCCGTTCATAAGTCCTGAATTATTAAATGTGGCCGTTACCTTAACTTGTGATGTGCCTAATTTTTCAATTTTACTAACGTTCACTGTCTGTTTTATTCCATCAAGATTAATTAAAGTTTCAAGATTTACTGTATCTGCCAGTTTGTTATTTGATGCAGATATTTTAGTAAATGTTAAATCTGTTGTTCCTGCAACTTCCCTTGCTATTATATCCTTTCCTTTGTCAGTTATGCCTGTTCTTTTTATACTCGCCATTCCTACTCTCCTATCTCAATTACTGTTTTTATATTCGTTATCACTCCAGTAGCAATATATACGTTATTTATAACTTTCGGAGTAAGTATATTAATGCTGTTAAATCCTAAATTTGCCGGCAATATCGTTTTTAACATATTATTCAGCTCGTCGTATTTTTTAGAATCATCAAACTTTGTGGTAACCCCTAGCTCATAATTATTAAAATTAGGTTTTAATTCATAGTTTCCTATTCCGCACAGCTGATTCATCCTGTTTACAAGTACACGCCATGTATAAGGTATTTGGTCATTCCAGTATGTCAGGACTCTAAAAATTCTGATTTCTAACGTATCGTTTTCATACCTGTGTAGGCCCAGCATTTCCTCAAACTTGCTTATCCCATCTTCATCGCAATATTGGATGAACTGATTGTTAAATACCTTTTTAAACAGGTTCCACAATATCTTAAATTCGGGTTCTTCACTTTCCATTATCCGTCTAATTTCCCTGTATTCCTGCATAAAATCAGGAAGATACGACAGAAGATTTACGTTAATATTTTCTAAAATCGTCATACTGTAATACCTCCCCATACAGGAATCTGAAATTCAGTCAACTGCAGGTTGTTGGAACTTCCATTTATTGTAGTGTTCTGAATATCTAAAATACCGTTTATGTCGAGAATTTTTGCTTCTATTCTTGACACCCTTACGACTAGATTATTGCTTACTTTTTCATTTTTCAATGACCAATTTTTTCTGAGTTCCAGTAAATAATTTTTTATAACTTCCTCAACTTTCAATTTTACAAGTGCCCACGTGAAGTTAGGTTCAAAAGAAATAGTCGTTGTTATATTCACAGGAACGTTTGATGTTCCCTGAACTGTTACAATGTGTCCTATTGGAGCAACACCTAGTCCTTGTGCATCTTTTGTCGGATCTATAATATCTTGTACCTTTTTAATCAAAGTTTGGCTTGCCTGATTAAAGTCGCTGTCCAATATAGTTAATAGGACAGTTCCACCACCGTTCCAGACTGGAGTTACCTTGACAGCTCCGACACCTTCTATCTCGTGTACTTTCAGCTTGTAATCAGAAATATTTCCGCCATAAGCCTTCATGTTAAAGCTGTCGAAATATCTTTTTCTAAGTGCCTCCGTTTCTTCTTCATCCCGAGCTGGGATTAAAAGCTCTGTAATTTCAGCACGTCCTAAACTGTTTATATAGTCAATCGGAATTATCTTACCAGTTTTTGCATTCCCAACCCTTCCTGAACTTTCGCACTCCAGTTCATATTCATAAAGGTTTGTAGCGGTATTGTGCTGGATAAATTTTACTGCCGTATAATTCAGCTCTTCCAAACTGAAACGGCTCCCTAAAGGTATCTCAATATCGAAAATACCTTTTAATACTGCCCTGCTTGCCTTGTATGGAGATATTCCACGTTCAGAAGCTCTACGTATTAAATTTTCTCTACTTGCGGTATCTCCAAATGTTTCCTTTATAAAATCCTGAAGCACAAAATACATGCTTTCCAGCTCCATTGCAGCTGGTGCCAAGGCATCCCATATTACAGACCCTTCTCGCTTATCCAAGCTGTTCGGAATCCTTGCAAGCATTCTTTCCATTATTTTTTCATAAGACACAACTTCAAACATATTACCCTCCTTCCTTAGATTATTGTTACCGCCAATCCGTTATCAATTTGAATTTTCCCAAATATTGTTTCAGCAATAAATTTTTTTATCAACACTGTACCTCTCTCACTTTCGGTATCAAACTCAAAACCATGTACTGCCGTTATCCTGTTATCCTGTAACAATGCTTCAGATATTCGACGCTCAAGTTCTACAACACAGTACTCAACAGGCATGCCAAACAGGTCTTCAAGTTCAATTCCATAATTCCATGAATAGATAATGTATTTGTATCGTTCCGTACGTATTATTTTATAGATTGCCTGCTCCATAGCCTTTTGACTGTCAACAAATCCTAAAATATAGTTACCTTTGTAAAGTTCCATTTTATAAGTTTTCGTTGGTTGTTCTTTCACGGTTATATCCGCACTCGTTTTAATTTTTGGTATCATAGCCACTCACCTTCTGTCTGAGGGTCGTCAATTCTGTCCAGTACGATAAATTTCTGTCCGCCTTGCTGTCTTATTAAAAGCACACCCTCTCCAACTTTTAAACCGTTATGAACTGTTATTTTCTTACGCCCTTTGTACTCGTGCTTATGTTTTTTTATATCAGTCATTGCACCTTCAATAATTTGCGTTTCTTCAGTGGAATGTCCAACAGTAATGTCTACTTCATAATCTTTTACAAGATGTGTCAAAATTAACTCATCTTCTTCAATAACGGGTACATTTATGTCAAGTCTTACAGTAAGTGGGTTGACACTTTCAACTTTTCCTGCATAGATTTCAGAAGGCTTAGTGTACTCAACTGCATTACTTATCATTTGTGTCAGTGCTTGTTCTAATTTCGCCATTGTGTCCTTCCTCCTTGCCTATTTTCCCTTCCAAGTCTAAATCCATAAAATATTCCTTGAATCCAAATTTATGTGTAACTTTGTCAACTAGCATATAATTTGCAAGTTTAAATTCAGCAACATCCATATAAACAATAAAAGAAGATCCGCCACGAATTCTTACATCACCAAATATCCCCTTCAGCTTTAATGTTTTTGTTCTCTGATTGTAATATTTAAGCATTTTATTCGCACGTTCTCTTCTTTCAGCTTCTGTTGCATTGCTCCTGTTTACTTTCTCAAAATACTGTAAAAGTCCCCATTTAGTAATGTTCTCGCTATCAAAAACTTGATATTTCTCAAGCTTTTTCTCTTTGTCGTTTACATAGTCAAGCACTACCTGATTATATGTTTCTTTGTCAATACTGCTTTCAAAGTCAAAATCTTTTCCGGAAGTGTTATCAAAAATCAAATCTTTTATTTTAAGGCTTTCAGTTTCCTTTAAAGTCAATTTCCCATAATCATCGTAAATCACATATCTTTTATTCGTGAATCTCAAAGTGTCACTTAATGCTCCTTGAATCATGTCAATCAAAGTTGTTCCGTCCTCACGTCTTTTCTCGAATACATGTTTTGTATCTTCAATTTCTCCAAGCGTGAGCTTAAAGTCTGCTGCTATCATCTGTACGATTTCGCTTGCTTTCTTGCTCTTAAACACATAATAGGCTTTGCTTTTCAAATATCTCAGCTGATCATACGCTGTTATTGTTACAATATTATTCTTTCCAAGTTTTCTAGTAAAGACATACCCTAAAAACACATTTTGCCCTTGATACTTTAAACTTACCTGATCGCCTTCTTGGACTTTTTCATCGAAAATCATTTTAAATGTAAGTTTCCCTGGTGTAGCTTTTCTTTCTAAAGACAACTCAATGCCGTCTATAACAACTGGCGAGATTATAGTTTTAGTGCTTTGGCTTGCCACTATCAGCTCAATATCCTTTTCCATGTCATAGCTTTCTTCATTCGGCTTTGACATAAAGGATTTTATTTTATTTTTTATATCCTCAAGCATCTCTACCACAACCTTAATTTATCTGTTACAAATCCAGTTAAGGAAGAAATCCCATTTATTTCCATAACCGTTTCAAGCTGGTCAAGTCCACCAGTTTCACGCCTTATAACCTGCCATATTTTGTCGCCATACTTCATTTCCTTTATCCTGCTTTCAACTTTATCTGTCCATCTCTGGTTTTGCGTGCTGACAGTTCCGTCTGCATTCGCTACATATTGTTTTGGCCGTGGGTCTATAAACTCTTTCAGTTTAATTTCCACATACATATCCATACCTTCCTCAGCATTTTCTTCAACAGAAAAATCTTCAAGCGACACTTTCAGGTTTGTGTTGAAATAAGCCTGTGCGGAATTTGGGTAAGTTCTGATTACAATTAACTGAAACGGCTTTGCCCTTTTCTTCAGGTTCTTTAACTTATTTAAAAAGTAGCTTGGTTTTTGGTAAACGCCTAAGTATCTTGCAAATGGGTAACGCTGGGAAGGAAGCATAAATTTAAAACTTATTTCTTGCAGTCCTTCCTGTTTTAACATATTAAACTCCGCGTCATTTATTAGATTGACAATGCTGTTCATGTTTTTATGTGTAATGTTGACAGATGAAGGTGCAATAGGCAAAAGCACCTTGTCAATATAGAAAATATATCCCTGTGTTCTCATTAGTCGCTATGCACCCCTTCCGCTCCAGTGTAGACATGTTCCGCAAGCCTTTCACCAAGTGCGTCAATGAAATCATCTGCGTCTGCCCGCTCTGAAATATTGTTGTAATTTGTCATATCTATTTTTATTTCTGCAGTCGTGAATTTATTTACGTATTCCCTTTCTGCAATGTCTCTTAGATATTTCATATCCTCATTCATGTCATCCATTTTATCGGCCATTTTACCTGTGTTGTCTGCTGTCTTTTTGTTGTTGGGGTCTTTTCCACCCCCGCCACCTTTTCCGCCTTTTCCTTTATCTCCACCTGCTCCTTTGTCTCCAGGTAAATTTTTCCCCATATTCATCAGTTCATCTTTACCCTTGTTAAATCCATCAGTTATCCCTTTAATGCCTTTCCTTGTGGCGTTTTTACCATCATCAAAGGCTCCTCCTAAATCAGTAAGTTTGGTAGAGGTTAGCTTCCCGGCACCATTCATGACACCTTCCATTAGACCTGAAGCATCTGCATAACCTGCATATCCAAATTTCGGTGCCTGCTTTTGTGCCACTTTCACTCCATTAGCATCCCCATAAGCCATAGCTTGAATGTGTTGAGCTGGGGTAAATGAAGCACCACCTCCTCCACCCACTCTGCCAAGACTTATTTGAAGAGCTCCACCGTTTGAGAAATGGGTACCGATAACAGAATCCACAACTTTACCGATTTCATTTAATCCCCGCAAAAATCCATTGACGAAATTCTCAACCATTCTTGCAAGTGAATTTATCGCATTGGCAAAAGCGTTGTGGAATCCATTCGCAACAGTTACCGCTGCTCTACCTATAGCGTTATATCCATCTATAAAGCCGTTTGCAACTCCAACAAAGAAATTGTAAATACCTTTAAGGATATTACTTATAGTTACTTTTAACCAAACCCAGACTACTGCCGCACTGTTAGTCATCCAGTACCAGCCTTGCAAAAGTGCGTTCACAAGCCAAACTCCTGCATTCCATATTCCTATGAATACGTTTACTATCAATGTACCCAGTCCTATGAATGCAAGTATAACCACTGATACAAAAATCACTATTATATCCCATAGAATTATAAAAATATTGCTAACTAAAGCGGCAAACCAATAAAACATTCCACCTACTGTTTCTAATGCACTTTGAGTCCCTGTTGCCCATTGAGTTATGGCTACTGCCGCCCACAGTATTAAAACTATAAGGCCGATTATAACTGCCGCTAGCCAAGTTCCCGGGAAGGCCCATATTGCTGAATTAAGTGTCGTTTGTGCAGCAGCCAACCCTTCAGTAGCAACAATTGCCGCATACTCTGTCGCAATCTGCCACAATAAAGCAATACACTGGGCTATTGTAGCCATAGTAGACCAAACTGACGCTAATGCTGCAATGGCTTGAACTGCTCCGTACCATAATAATGCCGCTGTAACTCCGTAAATAACTGGACTTAATGCCTGCCAGTTATCGGCTATAAATTTACCTGTCATAGCAATTCCGTCAACTATCCCATTGACCACTGCCTTTAATCCTATGAATCCAATTTTCATATTAGTTATAAAGGATTGAAAAGCCTGAGAATTAGCTAGCTGATTTATCTTTTTGAGTATGCCGTCCATCTCTCGCAAGGCAAAGTTTTTAGCTTGTGTCCAAATATCCGACCAAGTGAGAGGTAGAGTCCTGAATTTGGCATTTATATCATCTCCAGCACTAAACAAAGCATTTTTTATTATGTCCGCTGTTATTTGCCCTTCTGCTCCAAGTTTTTTTAATTCCCCAACTGAAACATTCATGTGCTTGGCTATGGCTTGTGCTACCATTGGGGCATTTTCCATTACTGAACGGAATTCATCCCCTTGAAGTTTTCCTGCTGCCATTGCCTGTGTCAGCTGGTACATTGCACTTGTTGCTTCCACTGCATCCGCTCCTGATACCTTAAATGCTTTCTGCATAAGGTTGGTAAATTGAACAATTTCATCAGTATTGTTAAAAGCGTCCTTAGCAAGCAGTCCTAGTTTTGCTACCTGATTCATACTATCTGTATATGCCACTCTTGCATCATTTGCTGACTGGTAAATCTGTTCCTTCAGCTGTTCAGGTGCGTCCGTTATCAAGTTAAGCCTTGCTGTTATCTGTGCATTCTGATCCGATGCCTGAAGCAATTGCTTTGCTCCCATAACTCCTGCTATCGCTGTCCCCACTTGCATCATTTTTTTCTGTATTGCATCAACAATTCCCGGCGTCTTGCTCAGATTGTCATTCAGCCCTTTGCTGTCGCCTTTCATTTTCTGCAGTTCATTCTCCGCCAGTGCCAACTGCTGTCTTGCAGTTGATAAATTAGCAGTGTTGATGTTCATGGATTTTCCATCAAGACTGGATAGGCTGTTTACTGTTGCACTTATAGCGTTGTTTATTGCTGTAAATGTTTGCGTCATTCTGTCATTTAAAACTATGCTGTTCTGAATTGTAGCCATTTTTCACACCTCCTAACGCCTTTTACGGCCAGCCTTTCTTTTAGCTTCTTTCTCAGCCTCTTTCTCTTTTTTTATTTTTATGTCAATGCAGGCCATAATGAATGCTTTCTCATAAATGTCCATTTCAGCAAATTCACTTGGCCTTATTTTCAGTTTATGCAGGCAATAGTAAGCATAGTTATACTCTGCCACATTTGCCTCAATTAGTTTTTTACTTCATCTTTGATATCCTCTACATTAAGATCCCATCCGTTTATTTTTTGGACTTCCTGAAGCAAAGCTGTATACTCTCCTGGAAGCAGCATCGCATTTATCAGTTCTCTTGAGTCCATTACTCCCCAAGAATCCTGCAACTCCTTGTCATCCAAATCTGGATAAACTAATGATTTTAAAACTAAATCAACGAAGTATTTCTGCTGGTCTAGTTCTGGAACAATTACTCCTTTAGCCTTTTTAACCTGTCTTGTATTCTGCTTTCTTAGTGCATCATCCATTTCATTTGAGATTGACTTTATCTCAAATTTAACAGTATTTCCTGTGTCATCTTTAAATCTTTTTGACACTTCCACTTCCTGATTCTCCACAGGAATTGTATTCTGTTTTAAAAAAAACTTTAAATCTTTCATTCTTAATTATCCTCCTAAATTTATTTGAAAACAGGGAGCCTAAAACTCCCCAAAAACTATCCTTTAATCTAAAAAATATGTTACAAAAAGTACCCTTATAGGTTCATACCGTCAAGAGCATCAAATTTATCCATAAGTTTCCAGTCCTCAAATGTGAAGTCGAACTCGTCTTCAAGATAGTCTGCATCCGCATCAAACTGTGCTATTATCCCACCGTCAAGATTGCAGTCAATCAGCATTATGGTCTGTTTCCCTACACTCGAAGTTGGATCTTCATTTACAAGCTGCATATCAAAGTAAATATCCTTACCTGTTCTTGTGTACTCCTGCAATATTTCTCTAAATACAGATGTGTTAAAATGGAAAGTTGCACTTCCAGTACCTTTCCATCCTGCCGCCTTGTTTCCTTTTCCAGTTTTACCCAGGATTGGAACTTCAACTTTATTCTTTTCCATTTCTGCCTTAACATTTATAGCCTGCATAAAGTTATATCTTTTATTCCCAACTGTGACAAAGCATTTGGCAAGACTTCCAGATATGGCGTCCTTTCCTTTCATTATCGCTGTATCGCTCATCTATTCTCACACTCCCTCATCTAAATTATTGTACAATTACGTTCATATAAAGTTTTTCCATTGCCACGACAGGTTTAATATTAGTTGTAACCAATACACTTTCCTTGGTTTCTCCTTCAACAACCGTAATATCTGTTTCTCCATTGAAGTCTTTTATTGCTCTCAAGTCTTCTAATGTTTCGTGGTGTTTTGAAATATCACGTTTCAGGTCATTTCTATCATATTCAGTATTGTTTGACGAACCCAAATAAGTTTTATTAAATATTGTTGCCACATCAATAGCAATCTGATCTAAAGTTCTCATTACTTGAGCGAACGAGAAATCTCTATTTTTTCTTTTTATGAAAGAAACAAAAGAGTTAATGTCTTTCAAAACTCTTATTTCATCTCCAGTCTTGTGAAAAATGAAATATCCAGCTTTTACAGCCAGTTCTAGTTCTGTCTGTGTTTCTTCTACTTCAAGTTTGAAATCCCCATTGTATTTATAGTTTGTCAAACTTCTATTAACAGCACAGTATGCTTCTGCTCCACCAACCCAGTACACCGCTGAATTTTCAGGAAAATCAGAATCCAGCGTCTTAGTTTTAACATTAATCACACCTTCGTAATCCGGGTCATCAGCACGGTAGACCACACATACAAACTTAGCACCAACTTTATCCCTCATTCTTTTTGTATACTGCACATACAAGTCCTTTATAGTCTTCTCGTTTGAAGTGCAGACTAGAACATTGATAAAATATTTGTCAATCTTATCTAAAAATTTCTGATGTGATGCTCCAGTCACAGTTCCATTCGTTCCACCTGTCATAGGTGTTCCTGCTGTTGCTGTAAGAGTTGCATCTGATTTAAAAATTATAAAGTCATTGTTCTTTAAATCCTTTGCAGCCGCAACTGTCTGAACGTCCACCTTTTCAGATTCAACAAAAGTTGTAACATCAAACAGGGAAGCATTGTCAACGTTTGCCTGAATAGATATCTTAATATCATTCCCTCTTTCCCCTGTGTATTTTGCAGTTCCAAAAGTGTTTGACGCTTTAACTCCGCCTGTATTCAGTTTAAAAACATAACCAGTTTGAGCGTGCTTATAGAAATCTCTCAACCCTTTTAATTTGTCACTGTCATAAGAATGTCCAAAGTATTTTGTTGAATTTTCAATAAAATCTCCGTTTTCCACCTTGAAAATTTCTTCATCAGCACCCCAGTCAAGCTCAACTCCAATTGCGGCATATCCTCTATCCGAGAATACAAGTTCTGCTCTTTCCTTGCTTACAAAATTGATATATGTACCTGGCAAAACTTTATTCTGTACTAGCCAAGTACCTCCACCATACGCCATTATTTAACCTCCTTACCTAAAAAATCCTCTAATTTTTTATCGACATCTGATGACGTATATTCCTTGTCATCTTCCAATAAAACATTTAATATATCGGCTCTATTTTTGTATTTATCAGATCCTATAATCTGACTTTTTACAAATTTAGTTTCATCTGATTTATTTTCAGTGTTTTCTTTTTTTGCTTGTGTCTTGTTTTCAACAGTATTGTTATCTGCCATTTCAATCCTCCTTCAATCCAGTATTTATTCCAAGTTTTCCCATTTTTGTTTTTTCTCCATCCAGTTTGTAAATGAACATTTCATACGTAACAAAGAAATGCAGTACTTTGTCCTCTTCCCTTGAGTTCCTGTGAGTTCCTCGAACAAGTGTTCCATCGTCGAGTTTTATGTACTCAAGCACAGTATAAAGTTTATCCAGCGTTTCAAATATATCTTGAGCCTTCTTTCTCTCAGGAAAATATACAATGTCAAAAAGATAGCTTCTTAAATACCTGTTTCCAACAATCTGTTTTTCACTAGGATTCAACAAGTCAATAAAAAAGCAAGGCTCTTTAAAACCCTGCTCCAGCTCTTCTCTGTGTACGTCTATCCCTTCAAAATTTTCAGACAGTTTCAACCCTATTGCATTTACAATTTCATTTAGCATCTATCCTCCTAACTTTTTAAGCCATTCAGTAATCTTCTTTTCAATAACAGCTGGAGCTTGCTTTTGCAGTTCACTTTCAGAAATTGTGAGCATAAACTTACCTTTTACCCAAGACTTTTTCAATCTCTTCCCAATAGCAGGAACAAATCTTCCTGGTGTCTGCCTGTGCCCAAATTCGACATAGCTCGCATATTCAGTAGAGTTTGAAACTTCTATTTCGTAATTTCCTCCATTTTTTCTCACATCTGATACAGTCCAGTTTTTTCTTAGAGTTCCGCCTTGTCCACCATATGTTTTAGAGAATGTTTTACCACCTTTTTTGTATGAAACTGTCTTGGTTTTTAAAACTCTAGCTCTGCCTTTCTTATCATATATGGTATCACCTTTTTTTATACCCTTTTTCTTATTGTCTCTCTTATAGGTAGCGATTCCAAAATTAGGGGAGCTCACAGGCGTCCTTTTAATTACTTTACGTAACAATCTCGCAGCCAATTCTTTTATTGTGTCAATCATTAACTGCTCCTTTTCCTTCTCCATCTCTTCAATTATTTTTTTGAACTCCTTCAGCCCATCAAACTGCACCTTTATCTTTGAACTTGCCATTATGCCTTCTCCTGTTCTGCTTCAAGTATAATTTCCTGATGATTTGTGTAAACTGCTGATATTCCACTGTGCTTATATTTCCTTGTCACGTTATTTTGAGTAACTTCAATTGTACTTCCCGGAGGAATGTACACTTCTGGAGAGATAAACAGCTTAACAACTTGGGAAACATTAGCCCCCAGTCCTGTCTGTTCTGCTTGGCTGATATTTTTGAAACTTAGACGGCAAGGCTCATTCTTGCATATTTCCACTTTTTCAGAACTTACTATTCCGTACTTGTCTTTTGATTTCTTATTTTCAAAAGCAGTACACAGCCCGTCCCACATTGAGTGTATAGCTTCTCTTGCACTTTTTAAAATTTCACTTACCATACTAGCCTCCTGTACTTGAGTATCTCGCTTTCTCCATAAGCTAAAAGCGTTGATAAAAATACTTCAAATTTATCTCCTGTGGTCTTACTGTCCTCAAAGACTATTTTAGTTTCTCCTTCACTTATCTCTTTTGCTATTCGGTTAAAGTTTAATCCCGGAATATTAAGCTGATTTAACTTCAATTTGAAGTTCAAAAACTCAGCCGCACTTCTGTTTATCCAGACATATTTTAATCCTTCAGGAACTTTCTTTTGGTTAGTTTTATTACAGATGTAATACTTTACTGTCTGAATAGAGTTATCCAATAAAAATAAGTCGCCATCTACAACTTCATAGCCTAGCGACTTTAAATATTTTTTAACATCTTCCCTGATGTCTGTGATATAATCCATGGCTACCACCTATTTTTTAGTTTTCTTAGTTTTTTCTTCAGAATCAATGCTTTCTTCGTCTACTTTGTATCCGTGATCCCTAAACCACTCAATCAAATACAGGTTATCTGTTTCTCCAACTCCATTTACAAAAGTTACTCCAGCACTGCTTCCTGAATATTCTTCATTTGGTGCATATATTTTAAAAGCCATACAAAATCCTCCTATTTAACCTTGATTTTTCTGAAAATTCCTGCAGCTTTCGTAGCTTTCAATGCAACTGCCGCAACCATTTCCACTTCTCCTGTTTTTACTGCACCAGCCGTTTTATAGTCAGGTAGCCACGATTTGATTAAAGCGTTTCCTGTAGGTGCAACTCCGTGAAATCCATCCATACCAAATCTTACAGCGTATAAAGAAGTTTCCCCTTGTCCATTTATTGTTGAAACTGGATCATTAGTCCCTGCTTTAGTTCCCAAGTCAACAAATGGGATTGCTCCGTATCTCTCAACCTGCTGTCCAAATTCATTCATTGTAACAGTGTATTGGGCTGAACGTCTTGCACAGGCTCTTAATCTGGCAATCAGTTTTGTATTTCCAGCTAACATTGATGGCGTTCCATCTAGCCCCATCAAAAACTCATCTAACAAGTCTAAAAACAGTTTGTAGTTTGTGTCTACCGCTGCCGAGTCTGATAAGTCAATTGCTGCCGTTGGGATAAATTCAGTTGTACTTCCTGTAACTGCTTTTTCTAGTCCATCAAACGCTTTCGCATTTACTCCTGAATCCCCATTGATAACTGTGTCATTAAATAACGCTGACGCCGCTTTAATTTTTTGAGTCATTTGCAGTTGAACTTCTGAAACAATTCCACCCATATCTGCAATAATTCTATCAATCTGGAATGATCCCCCAAAGATTTTCAAGTCTACATTGTGTCTTTCTTTAGAAACTTCCGCAGGTGTGTATTCCTGATTGACTTCCCTAAAGTCAGCAGTTGGTTGAGTTTTCAACCTCGTATAACCATAAGTCATTGTAGTTCCTCCACCAGTAGGCGATACCACGTTGTCAAACGGTATGTTACTCATAATAAAATTACTTTTTGCAAATTCATCAATTACTCCAATCTGCAAATCATCCTGTACGTTCTTTTTAGCTTCTGCTAATGTTATTGGCATATAAGCCACCTCCTATTATTCATTTTTATTTACCATCAGTCTTGCCATTATGGCGTCTCCTAATGATTTTGTTTGGTTTGCACCTTCTGTACCTGTATTCCCTTCTCCAGGTTTAACTCCTGAAAAGTTAGGCTCTTTCGGTTTTGATTCTGCCGGTTTAAATAGCATCTTGCTATCTTCAGCAGTTTTCAATGCTTCTAACTGCTCATCAATACCAATCAGAACTTCACCATCTAGTTTAATTTTACCCATATCAAGCAAAGCCTTAACCGCTTTAGTATTAATTGCATTTGAACTAAGCAGCGTAGTGTCAATTGCACTTTCCAATTTAAATTTAGCAAGTTCAGCTTCAAAATTATCTTTTGCCGCCTTATTGTCCCTTTGCAAATTTTCAATAGTCTGTTTCATTGTTTCCACATCTCCAGAACTATTCTTTAAATTTTCAAGCTGCACATCTCTGTCCTTCAAATCCTTTTCCAGCTGTTTTTTGGTATTATTTACCTCATCAAATCTTGATTTTGGAATAAACCCTTTCAACTGTTCCGTATTTGCTGACAGCACCTTTTCTGCCTGCTCTTCTGACAGACCTAAATTTAACAAATCTTCTTTGTTCATAATCTATTCACTCCCATTCATTTTTTACGTTGTATGCCAACGAGATTATTTTTCCGATTTGTTCTTTTACGCCTACAAATTCTAAAAAGGCGATTGATTTTTTAATTTTTCAAGATATACTTATATTATCCTTTAAAGAAAGTAGGTGAATAAAATGGGAAAAGACCAACATGTTACTCCTAAAGATGGTAAATGGCAAGTCAAAGGAGAAGGCAATGATAAAGCAACTAAAACCTTCGGTACTCAGAAAGATGCTATTGATTACGCTAAGGCAATAGCTAAAAATCAAAAATCTGAGGTTGTCATCCATGGTAAAGATGGTAAAATTCGAGATAAAGACAGTTATGGAAATGATCCATGTCCTCCTAAAGACAAAAAGCACTAATCTTTAAATTTTATTTTTACCACTATTTTGGAATTGGCGGTACTCACATTGCTATTAATGATTACTGCCAATTCTTTATTATTTTCCGTATCAAACACCGTTATCTTTTCAATGTCGTCTTTTATAATATTACTTTTTTCATTCATTATCTCACCTCCTCAAACGCCAGTATCAGTGCTGAGTTTATATACCATTCTCTGTTTCCACTTATTAACTTTACATTTTTACCTTTATCAGCTTCCCTAATAAATTTCTTCAATGTTTTCTCATATTTAACACCCATGTAGTTTCCGTCGCTATGATAGATATTAAGTATTATCATTTTTCCTCCTTAAACAAAAAAAATCACGACTAAATTAATAATCGTGATTATATTTAAATAGTTGTGTCTGAATCCTCAAGTATTTCTGCTATTTCTTCCATCTTTCTTTTTATGTGATTTGGAGCGTTAGTATAAAAATCTTTACCGTTTTCCAAAGACCTTTCTATCGTTTCTAAAACGTCCTCTAAATATTTTTCACTGCAAGGAAGTTCAATAACTAAATTTGGATCTATCTTTTTTTTGTACTCCTCAAGTTTAGGGTGTTCGTAATTAAATCCAAAACCGCCACCTAAATAGTCGTATTTTATTTTATCCATTTGACCTCCTACTTCCTATTATTAAT